GACTCCTGTTGGAGCAATCGAGCCAACCGCGCCTGTTCCTGCGACACCTGTCTCATTGATGGAAAGCTCAAGAGATTCTGTGCCAACCGCACCTGTTCCTGCGACACCTGCTTCTTCAATAGAAGTTTCTAATAATACAAGACCAACATTACCAAAAGAGTTAACACCAACCGGAGGACGCTGTCTTATGTCTAAAAATGGATCGTAATTGTAACCTATAAATATTTCTACATTTTCAGGATCCCTATTTGGCCTCGAATCAAAAAGAGCAACTGCATCAACAACATTTTTAGCAGGGGTGAGCTGTGGGTGTTTTGGTTCCCACTCTTCAGCTTCAACACGCAAACCATCCCAAGTTGTTTTCAGATCACTATATTTTACTTTAAAACCTGATCTATCGCTTATCGCTACTGATTTTTTACCTGATGCGTATCTGATTGACATTAAGAAATACTCACAGTCGCATAGCCAATTCCACCAGAACCTTTTATACCAACATTAGGTCTTTCGTTTCTTGGTGTAAAAATACTATAATTAAAACCAACATGAAAAATTATATCTTCTGGGTCATTGTCTGGTCTTGGGGATCTTAATGCTGTTGCATCAAGAACATTTTTTGCAGGTGTTATTTGTGGCTGCTTTGGCTCATAATCTTCTGGTGAGACTCGCTGGCCTTTCCAGTTTGTTTTGAGATCCTTGTAGGGAATCTCAAGACCACTTATATCACTTATCGCTTTGCTGTGTTTTCCTAGAGCACGTCTCGACATCAATACAAATTCAGCGCGGTAGGCTGAACCCTCAAGCTCACACCGTCGTTATCAGATGATGCTGCAAATTCAAAGGCTCTTTCATACATTGCATTCAAAAGCTGAAAACGATCATTGTTATATTTTACAGAAAGTTTTGATGCTAAACCAGCACAGATGCACTCATTCCACGAGTAAGGTATTTCTGCATCTTCATTTGAAGCTGTTATATCTTCAATTTGATTCATCGACCAATAATTTAAAACATAAGTATTTATGTCCGGAACTTGCCAAACATAAATTTTTGATATGTTATTTGATCCTGCCTGCAAACCTTTATCAAGCATATATTGACTTGGCTTTCCAGAAGATGATTTGTTTGGCAATTGATTATAGTCTGATATCGTAATCCGCTCTATTGTTGTGTCTGTTCTTGTTGCATCTGCTGAGTTAAAAATTACAACATCCATTAAATCAATAACACCTGCAGGAAGATTATATGTTGTGGTTCCTGTTGATAAATTTAAGGTTGCTGTCGTGACAGCCCAATAATTTATTCCTCTGTTTGCCCATTCAGAAAAAAGTAGATTTAGGCTTCTTCGAGCAGAACGAGCATGATCCCCAGTTCTTGTCTGGGGGTCAATGCCGCAACGCTCAAACGCCTCTGTTATAATCTCTTCAACATTTGGCCTAAATGCTACTGTTCCTGATGTCGCCATTAGTACTGCTTACTCGCTCTGATAACAATTTGATATGCATCCCCAGCAGCCCCTGCACCAGTGGTTGTGAATTTTATATCACCTGTACCATTAGTTCCATAAGAAGAGCTTGTTGGTAGCCCACCAAACATAGAAAAATCTTGATAACCAGATTGACCTTCATCAAGGTGAAGAACTATTATATCAGTGTCTGCATCTGCAAGGACTTCAACAGTCATTGCGTTTATTACCCACCAACATTCAAGAATCCTCACACCTGTGCAAGTTTCTCCGGCGGCATTTTTCAAAAGACCAGAAACATCAATTTTGCTGACAGCACTCTCATTGCCTGTATCAACATACTGGTATTGAAAAGCAAAAACTACCTCTTGGGTATTTTCAGATATTTTGGTTGTGGTTACTATATCAGCCATATTTCACTCCTGATGAGGAGGGTGACAAGCACCCTCCATTCAATGTCATATATTACTGATCAGCGAAAGCAGGTGCAGTCGCACCTGTAACAGTTCCAAAAATCTGGTAGTTGGTGGTATTCAAACCAACAATTGTTACATCAAAACCAGCAGGTACATTTAATTGGATGCTGCTGTTTGAGTTACCATCAGAGAATACTGCGCTGACTTCGTTGTCTGTGTCTAGGAAAGTTACACCACCAATATAAAAATTAGTGTTTCCAGGAGTCAAGATGATCGCATCTGTGCCATCTGCTGCACCACCTGCGTAAACAAACCTGAAGGTAGAGCCAGCAATAGGCGAAGGCAATGTGTATGTATTATCTTGGGTGCCGTCTGGTACCAAAAGGATACGACCACTATGCGTCGCATTCGTCAAAGTTACGTCACCATCGGACAAGCTAACAGGACCATCCCCGAGGGTGATAACTTCTGTTATAGCCCCGGTGGTTGAATTTTTGCTAACTGTTTTTAGTGTAGTTTCCGAACGTATTGGTCCGTTGAATGTTGAAGCAGCCATGTTTATCTCCTGTCTTGGCTAGTGTCAGCTTTCGCTGTCAGGATTAAGGGGAGAGCTTCTGCCCTCCCCCATATTCTTTTTAAGCAGCACCTTCTGTGCCAAAGATTCCACGCCAATCAGTGAAGCCAAAGCTGTAACGCTCACGAACTTTGTAGCGAACATTACCAGTTTCGAAGTCACCCTCAACACCTTTTTTCAAAGGTGAACGCTGGAACATCTTTAGGCCATCAGGAACATCTGTCTTGATGAAAAATGCATCCGAGTCAGTCAGGCGACGCATCACGTGATAGCCCTGCGGCAGATAACCCCCAGAGCGAATCGCATTGATGTCGTTGTCTGATGTTCCTGTTCTTAGCTGAGACTCAAGAAGACGCTCTGCTACGAATGTGTACGCTGTTGGGATAATAAGCATTGTCCCTTGCGCAGCAATCCGCAGACCACGATCATCTTTCATGTCAGCGATCTGAATCAGGATAGACTCAAGTGAAGTTTCAGACAGATCGGCAGCAGTTGCAAGCGTGTTGCTCTGGTTGCCATTTGTTGTTGGATGCGATGTGCTTAAAAGTGCAACACCATCACCACCAGCATAAGTTCCTGCTGAGGTTGCGTTATTCAAAACATTCGCAGCTTTGATCTCTTTTGTAGTAGACATCGAGCGTGCTAATGCTTTTGTATAACGTGCGGCAATTGATCCATAAAGACCATCCTCTTCAGCTTCCTCAGTGATTGAGAATGCCAAAGCGACTGTCTCATGCTGATAACGAGCTGTCCACTGCTGAGAAGCTGAGTCGTAAGAAACGGCTGCACCTTCATCTTTAGTTGGAGCTGCACCAAAACCTGTCAACAGGACATCTTCTTCAAATGCCTTTTGAGAGGTGTTTGATTCAAACACAGCTTCGTATTCAGCTGGATATGTGTCGTACTCAAGACCGAACAGAGTGTTCAATCCTGGCTCGAGCATCTTAGCAAATTGTGCTCTATTCATAGCCATAGTTCAAACCCTCCTATATACCAGCTGAATCTTTGAGAATGTGCTCATTGATAAGAACTTCGACAACAGCATTTGCGCCGAAAGCATTATCAGGAGACTCAAAAAGACCCATAATTTTACAAGTTGCTGTGCCGGAAGCCATGGTTGAGTTCAACTGGAAGCCTGATTGACCTGTGGTTGTTGAACCTGCCCCAGCAACAACATCAGCACAGTTGCCAATATTTGTCTGAGCTGGAGAACCATCCGACATAACTTTGTAGACAGTATAAGGATCATCATAAACATACGCTATAATATCTGTAGCGGTTGTTCCTGACGGCCAATACTGGCTATAAACATAAGAGCCATCTGATGCAGTATACGAAACACCTGCAAAAACACCAATGTTATTGGTCTCTGTGGCTGAGTGGGGTGTGATGACCCCATCCGCTGTAAGGATACAAAGATCACCTGTGAAGATGTTCTCAGCTAAACCAGAGGTAATGGTGTATTTATTTGCACGTGGAATGTTACCGCTCATGTGGCGAACTGGGACGAACCCAAAGGCTGCATCTACATTAGCCATTTTTCACTCCTTCACGAGTAGTTAGTCATCCATAGCCGCAAGATCCCTGCGACCTCTTGAAGTAGATGATTCTCGAGTCTGATAAACTCTTGGACCACCTTTCATGTTTAGTGCATCTAGGTCGTTTGGAAGTGATTCGTTCTGCTCTTCACTTTTGCCAGCATAATAATCCTTCATAGATTTATGCTGTTCGATTGGCATCTCGCAAAGAAGCATCCCTTCAATTCCAATACAACCTTCCCATTGACCGTGATTGATAGTTGGGAATCTCTTATCTTTCACAGTATCAGCAGGGCGAGGATTCCAGCCTTCTCGCATACGTTTGAAGACATTATCTGGGGTATCCTTACCCTGAATTGAGGTGGCAACCCACCTTTGTGTCATCCCGGGACGAGCGTCTGGCGCATCCAAAAGAGATGGTGGTTTCCAAGCTGTCTGAGGACGAGCCTCTTCTTCTCGGATTTTGGAACGAGATTCATCTGCTCTCACATTTCTTTTCTCAGCCATGGTTAGCTCCTTGCTTGTTTCCTGAGTTCAGCCTCATATGCTTTAAGACCTTTCTCATCAGTTATACCAAGTTCCCTAGCCATCCTAAGTTGATCTTGTGACATACGAACCCTGTTCCCTTTGTATCCCTGAGAGCCGCCAGCAGTTGGGGCGACGGGTGGTCTGCTTTTTGCTCTAGGTTTACTAGCTTCGCCTCCCGAGCTTAGCTCAGGAAAAAGTTTTTGTAAACGGCTGTCCAATTCATCATAATATTCTGATGAATTTTTGTCTAGTCCTTCAACGTCAAGTTGGACATCTATTGACCTAGCAGCTGCTGTTTCACGCTCAAATCCTTGAGCATTGAACCAATTGTTTCTCTGCCACCACTCCATAGCTTTCTGTGGGGCTGGGTTTTGCACAGCTTGCTGGGCACGGCCAACAGTTGGTGAAGCTGCTCGCTGCTGCTGCATTTGTTGTTTTTGCATTTCAGCGATGCGCATTGCGGCTCTCATATCAGCCATTTGCTCAGTAAAATTCAACTGGGCTTGAGTATCACCTTCTTCAACTGCTTTTGCCAGCGCAGCTTTTGTTTGCTCGTAGCGATTGTTAAAAGCATTTTCAGCTTGTTGATTTGAGCCTTTTTCCAAACGCTCAATCCTTGCAATTAGCTGTGCATTCTGCTCTTGAAGTTGAGAAGCTTGAAGTTCTGCTTCTCGCCTTTGCTCGGTGATTCTCCTTATTCTTTTTTGAACCTTTGCACCATACTCCTCTTCTGGCTCAGGCTCTTTGACTTCCTCCTTTGGCTCTTCTGGCTCAGGAGTTTGATCAACAATTTCGATTTCAAAATCATCACCAGCTTTGCGCTTGGCCTCTTTGATTTCTTCTTCTACAATTTCTAGCTGCTCTTTCTCAGCCATGGTGGTGTTTTCCATGTTATTTCACCTCAAGTTGGTAAATAGCCAGTGATTTCCGCACCTTCTGGTAGAATCGATGTTATTTCATCATCATTCAGCAAAAGAAAACGAACTCCATTGACAACTATTTTTTGACCTGCATACTTTCCATAGGTGATGCGATCACCAACCTTTGGTCGATTTGACATCCTCCATGGCTGACCAGTATCTCGATCATGATATGCAAGCTCGCCCATAGCCGCAACTTTCCCATGAGCAGTGAGATAGCTCTCATTGTCTCTTGAAACAGATGGAAGAATTATCCCACCTTTGGTTTCTTTTTTGGGTTCTTGTGGCTGAACTAGGATTTTCCAATTCATTGGAATTGGTAGTTGATGAGAACCAATAGTCGCATTGTTCTCTTCATCTGTGTAGATTTTATCAAGCTGATGTGCTGTAAAATCTTCTTCATGCGGATGAGACATGTCTTATACATCCTCTTCGTCTAGTTGTTTTAATGTTTCATCGATTATTGCACAAGCGTCTTCCAACCCCTGTGCAACACCGACGTCCTTTTGATATGATTCAAAGTCAGACTCTCGACCCTCAATCATCTTCTCGGCTATCGCCGATCTCTTCTCCTTCAGGTTGCGTTTGATCAACTTCAGGAGCTCTATCGTCGTCATTTTTCACGCCTCCAGACATAGAAACTCCGGTGACGAAAACAGTTACGTCTTTATGCGTATCGCTTTCCACCTTTTTTCGCCTTTTTCTTTTTCATTGCCATCTTTTTGCCTTTTTTCTTCATCATAGGCTTTTTCTTACCATGCATCATTTTTTTGGCTCCTTTCGATATGAGGGATGGGAATGATGTTCTATTCAACAACTTTATCTCCATTTTCACCAAGAGGTAAAGCTGATAAAGCACCAGTTGTTGTGGCAACTGGAACCATTAAAAATTTTATCAATTCATCAAGGGTTCCAACTTTTTCGCTGGGGATTTTAGAAAAACCAATAGAAGCATCTTCGCTGTAAACTGGGGTATCTGGTGACAAAGTTTTTAAGTCTGGTGTTTTATATTGTCTTGGGAACTCAACAAGTCCTTTTGGATAGCCCATCTCTTTCATTGCTGTGTTCATGTGCCTGCCATCATGAAGATTAACAAATAGAGAATCATCTTTAGGATCTAATCTCAGCCCCAATTCAGGAAATGTGTATTGCTCTCTGGGGATTCCTTGTGCTATTTCTTGTTTTTTCTGGTTTATTGTTTTTCTTATGAACTCATAACCTTCTTGATCGGTGGGCATTTTCGCAGCCATATCAAGAAATGTTTGGGGATCAACTAAGCCAAGATTGCTCCTCCCTGTTCTTAAATTGTATATCGCATTGCCAAGATCGCGCTCGTCGTAAAGTTCCAAAAGCCTTGGATCTTGTTTAGCTATCTCTGCTACTTTTGCTGAGTATGTTGAAGTTGCATCTTCGAGGGACATGCCAACCTTTTTTGCCAGACTCTCAACAAAATCTCTGACTATTTTACTGGCTGCCATTTTGTTGATTCCTAAGTTGAGATAATGCTCCGGGGGCTGCAACAGCCCCAATACTTAAAAATTTTAACAATTCACCAAGGGTGCCGAGCTTTTTGCCACCTTCCCCCGGAACTTGAAGCATACTTTGCTCAGTGTAAATACCAGTTGATGGATCCATCTCTTTGAGCCTTGGTCCAGTTTGCTTGGGAATCATTCTTACTATAGACTCATCTTCGCCAAGCTCCTCGAGTGCTCGATTTCTGTGCCGACCATCGTGCATAACAACTTGGGCAACTCCCTCAACAGGATTTTCATATTCAAGCAATGGTATAGCATCTATCTGATCACCTGCCTGCATCGCCTCCTTCAGCGCGGCAACTTTCTCGTCTACCATTTCTCGCAAAAATGGATCGTCTGTCCTAAGTTGAGCAGCGGTTCTGCGAAAAGTTGTTGGACTCATTATAGCAAGATCAGACGTACCTGCTTCAGCCTCCTTCAGCGCACTGTAAAGAGGCATATCCTGATACATATCAAAAAATTGTGGATAGTTTTGAGACAGATTAACCAGCTTCTGTCCTGACTGCTGGATTACATCAGCTGTCTGGGCATCGGTTGCCCTGAAAGGTGGGACTGGTTTATAATCAGGATCAATCCTTTTCATTATTTCTCTTAGTGCAGCTTCATATTCAGCAGGAGTCATTCTGTTTTGTGAAAGTTGATTTTCAACAGAAAGTCGAGTCATTGCATCACTTCCTGCTTTTAAAATTCCCTCCCGGTCACCTCTGCGAACAGCCTCATCAATAGGCTCAGTCACTGGTTCGTTAATTTTTCGAGCAACACTTTGTGCCCAGCGAATTGCGTCTGGGGTCAGCTCTGAAATTAGTTTGCTGAAAGCTCCCATTAGTCTTTCTCCAGAATTCTCCCCAAAAACTCAGTTATCTCAGAGTTTTTGTAGCCTGAATTTTTCATATTTTGAACAAATATATCCAAAACACTATCCGTTTGTTCCTTGCCTTCAACAATATCCCTAATACTTGAGTTACTATCTGCTAATATGTCCGACATCTGCTCTTTAATTTCTTCTTCGATGCCCAGCATTGTTGGCTTAATATCACCCGGCTTAATATCACCAGCCTTGGATTTTAGATCAGCTCTAGCCCGAGGATCTGCGCTTTCATAATTGTATTCAAAAACCTCGTCAATTTGAGAATCACTAAGCTCATCTAGAGATTTTGGTGTTGT